CAATACCAACTGAATCACGGTAAGCATTAGCTTCTGATGCGGCTAAAGCTTTTGCTTCGTTGTATTTTTGCAGTTTGTAATTTTCAAAAAGGGTTTCACTAGCAGTGGTAAAGGCACCTTCTTTGCTTAGGAAATTTTCAATGCCTTTAACAGCCGTAGCAAGCCTGTTGTCTTGCTGGTAGCTAGCGCTGTACTGTAGCTGTCCACCAACTTGTTGAGGAAGACCAGCTGGCTCTGCAGGACGTGCAAGATCTTGAGGTTTTTCAGGACCGGCAACTAGATCACGGATCTGACGCTGCGGAGTGATGCCAAAGCTACTAGTCATATTTAATCAACTGTATTGATTCATTGTATCCAAAGTTGTTTGACTTAAACCCCCACCTCCAGGAGGAGTAATAGGCGTAGGAGCTGGCGGTTGCATAGATTTATAAGTCTTGTAGGCGTCAGCAGCAACGTCAGCAATACCTGTAGCAAGATTAAGCCTGCTAGGACCTACAGCCGGTGTAGGAGCGTAGCTGACAATAGGAAGCGGTGCTAGAGGCTTCACAGGGTCAGCAATGGGTTGAGGCGTGTAGAACTGCACCTGATTAACAGTGTTCTCCCTAGCCACGTTAAGGGATTCAGCAGTCCTGATCTTATCCGCTATTCGGAAATTGCGAGTGATTTCACGGTTACTAAGGTTAGACAGATACTGCTGGTTGTATTGGTTAGTCACGTTTACAACGCTACGACCCGCTTGACCAGAAGCTACACGCCTAGAACCATCAGCAATTGACTTGATACGAATATTATCAAGATCAATCATGTCCTTTGCTTCTTCCTCGTAATAGCGACCCTCAAGGTCAGCCATTTGCTTTTCAAAATTACGAGTAGCGTTAATGCCAACTTGACCTTTATAAACAGCTTGTTGCTCTGCTAGTTGAGATTCATAAATACGGCGTTTTTCTACGTAGTCAGAAGCTCTATACCAAGAGTCAAGTTGATACTGATAATCCCTGTAATTTTGCTGTGTAGTTTGAGCGTATTCAGCCCAGTACTTCTGTTGAGCTGCTGCGTTATAAGCTTGTGTATTGTATTTATCTGAAGCGTAAGCACTGTACTGAGCGGCCACACCAAGACCAGCCTTGGCAATAGACAAGACTGATGGAAGATCAAAAAGATTTGATTTGGTTGCCATTAACCGTACTTCCGGGCTACATCAAAGTAAAGACCAGTCCATTCCATAGCGATGAATTTGGCTTGGTCGATACTGTCGTTTACTAGTTCTACTGTAACTTGATCGTTCTTACTAAAGATGTGAGCACGGAATTTTGCTTGTTCAAATTCCTCCTCCTCACTGATCACAATGTTTCCATTTAAAGGATCACGACGATCAAATTCATACGTAGTTGTATCTCTAAATTTAGGTGTTATCTCAACTTTGAAGTACCGACTGTCGTTGTAATAAAAATCAACGTAACGCAGTTGAAGTCTGCCAGTCCTGCTACCAACAAAAGTGTTTTCAGTAGCTGCCCTGCTAAGAGGCATCAAAACAGGAGGCTGGAACGTAAACGTAAACTGTTCTCCAAATACCCAAGAGCTATCTGTAAAATCTCCAAGGCTATCGCAAACAAAATTAGTTACACCAGCAGGTACGTTGTTTTTGACAATCCACCGTTTTTTAGCTTCATTGTTATCTGCAGCATCCTGTTTAATAACTACAAATTGACTTGGATTAACAGTTTTATATGGAAGAGTAACCGTAGTTTTGTTGGTAGCAGCGCTGTAGCTAAAAGTTGTAGAACCTAGATCAGTAGTAATACTGCTTGAAATCTGACGATCTAGCAAAAACAACTCATTGTTATTTTGAGGCGGCCTAGAAACATTAAGGCCCTCAAGGTAGTATTCGTTGTTAGCACCGTTTACATATTTTGTAAGCGTCATCAAAGTGCCTTCTACAAAGTCACACCAGTAAACGCTTTTATTAGGGAAGGTCCATTCATGCCAAGCATTCTGACGGTTGGTCAACGAGCCACCAGAAGCTTCCCAAAAGAACTGGTACACGTACAGAGAGTTGGGATTGTCCGAACTTAGGGCTACCAAGAATTGGTCACTACGACTGACAGCAAGAGAATCAATATTCTTAGGAATGTACCTAGGAATAGTTTCTGTAATTACAGCTGTTTGGCCAAGGTTGATACCAACAGTACGGTCAGTAGTAATGAAAGTTTGAAATCCAGTGAAGTCTCCTTCCTTAACAGGGAAGATAACCTGCGGTCCTACCTGCTGAGGTTTTACGTTGGCCTCCATACTAATGGAGCTAATACGGCCCACAGAGGCTGTATCAGGACTAAAGGTAACGTTGTCACCGCTGTAAAGACGGAACTGGTTTTCACTAGAGAACAGCACCAATTCATCCTGCTGCTGCAAAGCGTAGTTCAACGTAGCAACGTCGTTACTAATGGCAGTCAAGTCAATGGTATCGCTGTCTACAACTTGAACTGCAGATTGCTGCCAGAAGTTAAAGTAATCAGCAGCTTGGCTAAGGATTACGTTTTCACCACTTACAAAACCAAGACGGTTTTTAAAGAACACAACGTCGTTAATCGCATGATTAACAAACGTAGGTCCTGGCAATTCATCTTCATCACCAGCTAAACGTGTAGTCCAACCAGGAAGATCAAGTGAAACAGAACCGTCTGTGTAAGCAGCACCAGTAAACGGTTGGAAAGTAAATCGAGTTAAACCACTACTGTTTTTGTAGTAAATAAACGAATGAGGCATGGTGGTTTTATCCAGCATTCCTGGAGTGCCCCAACCGCTAGTCTCTTCCCACACACCACGACCGTAATCCCCGTTAGTAGTCGTGTTTTCAGCGTTGAACTTGAGGTAGTAAGAGCTTTGATCAGAAGCCCCTGTAGGCGCCACAATGACCGTATGACCCTCCCAGGAGGTGTTAGGAAGCTCTGTAATGCTGGTTACCTGATTAGTAAAACCAGACATCAAGGTGTTACCACGAGCGTCTGTTGCAGCAATGCTTTTAATGTACCTAGACCCACTGGTAAGACCAATAAGAATTTGAGAATTTTGAATTGTAAAAGTTAACTGATTAGTGGTGTCTTTTTCATCTAAACCATGACCATAGGTATAAGTATGAGAACCTGTACCAGTAGCTGCTGCGCTTATAACAATAGTTGTTGTGCCTTTACTAACAACAGTTGTTCCAGCTGAAATATGAGTACCAGTAATAATATCTCCTACATAAATTTTTACTAAATCAGTAGCACTAATACTTGTTATTGTTGTGCTGCCGCTTGATACAGTGCCTACAGCGGTTTCTGAAAATGAAACCAATCTTGCAGCAATATCATTTGAACTGACAACGTTTACAGCACCAGAACTAGTAGTAAGAGAAGGTGTTAAATATTTACCTGTAATGGTTACGCTGTTATCTAGTACAATTTTAATTTCATATTCAGTATCGTAGTCAACGGCTTTAACAAGTACTTGAGCTTTAGTGGGTTGATAACTGCCACTAATGCTGCTGATGTTGTAACGAGTTAAAGTTTCAGTTGCGTCATAAATAACTGTTTTTTGAATATTTGTTACAAATACATAATCTTGAAATGACGTAGCCCTAAAGCGATCACGAGCCCTACCAGCACCACGAAGGTACTCAAGATTGGTAGAAGTAATATTGCTAAACGTTTGCTCAACAGGAACCACCTCAGGAAGTACCCCTGAAATGGGTTCAATATTTGAAATACCAGTTACAAACGTGTAGTTAGATTCAACAGTTAAAGTAACTCCTGTTGTTGTAGCTGTAGCGTTTTTGCTAAGAGTAATGCGAGAACCAGCTACATCAATGTCAGTAATAATAGTTCCACTTGGAATACCTGTACCAGTAATATCAACACCAACAAAGATGTCAGTCATACTGCTGACACTTTGAATTACAGCAGAACCACTAGTAATGTTTCCAGTGCGGCTAACGGTCCTACTGTCGTCAGCAGCAATCAGAATAAAGCGTTCGTTACTACTGCGGTTATAAACAAACAACCAAGCTTCATCCCACTTGATCGGATTGACTAGGGTAAGACCACCAGCGTTCTTAGTAAGCGTATCAATTCGTTTAAGAGGCACAGAACCTAGACGCTTCTTAAGACCCTCAACAAGATCACAAACACCGTTTTCAAGTGTCTTGGCAAAACCAGGCAGCATCAAACTATCTGCCTGTTGGTTGACTCCTTTATTTAATGGTGCAATGATCTGGCTGAAAAGTTCTCTTGACATTAGCGGCTCAGAATATCAGGACCAAAGTTAGTAATTACACGGCCAGCGTACATATCATCAGGACCACTAATAAAATTGTAGTTTTGTGACATATCCTCAGTACGCTTAAGAATCTTCAAAGCTTCCTTTTCGTCTTCAGCTGTGTAAGCTTCAATACTAGAACTAGTTACGGCACGATTAGCAAAGATTCGTCCAGCACGAATCATGATGTACCGACGACCTGTTTCTGGGATGCTGTCCCAATCAAGCTCTTCAACAATCTCAGCAACCAAATTAGTAGCGGTCCCAACGACAGCAACACTAGCAGTTGCCCTTAGGTCGTATGAGTTCCTAAGGCGATCAAAAAGCCTAGTACCGCGAAGAACAAAACGTTGATCTGGGTACGCCAAAGGGTTAAACCTAACAGCCA